CAAAATTCGCACATTATCTCACCAACCTTAAATGATGTATAGGTTCTTTTTCACTAGCACTAACTGTGCTATCGCCATCCTCATCATATTCAACACCATCACGCAATACTGCATTAAATTCTTCTGCGTATTTGGCTCTATAAAATGTTATTTGTACTTGGAAAGCATCTTGCCCATCACCACCTTGTGGGTCTTTCCATTTTGTAAGCATGGGATATATATATTCTGCTAATGCCTTGTAAATGGTGGCTCTTTTAAATTGTGCAGGTGTTAATTTAGAACTATCTAATTCTAATGTGGTGACTTTAGTAATATCTTTGTATCTAACTGTATGGCGATATCTTTCCCACCATTCTTCTCTAATTTGTCTAATAACATCATCTTCTGCAAATTGTAATTGTGTATCAAAATCAGTAATACCATAACCCAGAATATCTGGTTGATAATCTGTCATGTTTGCACTAACTACTGCGAATACTGATGTTGCCGCCATTAATCTTCTTTCTTCTTCCTAGTCTTTTTTGGTTTCTCAACAGGTTTATCTTCTACTAATTCAAAACCTCTAAGTTTCCAATGAATTAAATTTTTTTCATAATCAAACTTTGTTCTGGTAATAACTTTATCGCCTTTTTTTAATTTAATTAATTCACTCATAATAAACTCCTAATAGTAGGTGGGGATAAACCCCACCCACAAGCATATACTACTGGATTGATGAATCAAAGTGTAATTCCACCCCATAACTATCGTGCAATTCTCCAACTCCGTACACTGCAGAGGCGACCACCTCATCTGCTCGAAGGCTAGCATCTCGCTGTGTTTCAATTTTGATGTCTTGCATCATTGCGATTGCTAATGCATCCTTATGGAATACTGCACCCTTATAGTCACCTGCATTACCTGTGTTAGACATATTTGAAGTTTCAAATACACTAATACCTGCAATCTGACCTACAAAACCGCTTCTTAATGCTTCGTTCTGTAAATCACCTGCGTTTGGATTTGCAAAAGTGTTTGTTAAGTTTGCTTTTAAGTCAAAAGCAATCTTTGGGTGTAATACTGCATAACACTCATTAAGAGGTAAACCCTCTGCTCTTAGTGTTGATGCTGCATTGAAGATAGAAGCTGCTGAAATTGCACCTGTACCATCACCTAATGTGACTGAAAATCCGTCAAATAATGCGATTAAGTCTTGGTCAATTTTCTTTGCAATGCCTTCACCAAATAATCTACCGATATCTGCCGCTACATTTCTTGGTGCGGAGTTTCTCGCTAAGTCGGTTAGTGTAGTCATTACGCCTACTTCTGATGCAGTAATTGTCACTGATGACGGATTAACTGCTGTGTTTGATAAATCAGTTGCTTCATTAACTGCCGCCGCCGCGATAGCTGAATAAATCGGTACTTCTACAGATTTTCCGCCACCTGCAATGGTGTAGTTTTTCACCAAGTTCTTCATTATTGATTGCTCTTGAATTACGAACTCAGCTTCAGCAACGATTTCAGTATATAGTTCGCTGAGCGTACTACTTGTGCTTTCGTTTGCCATTTGTTTTTACCTTTCGTTATTTATTTAGTTTAATTGGAATAACACTATCTCTAGATTTGCGATACTCTGCGTATTGCTTTCTATCAGCAGGGTTATTCATATCTAAGTCCGCAATGTTTAAAGTCTTTTGCGTAGTTGACTGACCCACATTCGACACACTTCCGCTCCCAGAGGGAGTTGCCGCTTGAAAGTGTGCGTTCTGCGTAAGAAACTCTTGGACTGCTTCATCAACAGTCAGCAAGTCACCATCCTTGTTATATCTTGGTGTTCCATTAGAATCAACAACTTCTACTTTGCCATCTTTGTTTAGATGAACATTATTCTTTAGTAGAGATTTGATTTGCTCTGGATTAATTGCTTTATGCTTTGATGCCGCATTGATTAATTGCTTATCAACTTTTTCATCTCTTAATTCACTTTCTAATTTAGAAAGTTTTTCATTATATTCTTGTGTTTTCTTTTTAATAACTTCATCAAACTTACCTCGTTCAATCTGCTTTTCTTCTTCTGCTTTCTTGATTGAATCAATAGCTGATTTGGCATCATCTAATGAACTAACACCTAGTTCATTTAATAATTTTTGTTCTTGGCGGTAAAGTCTATCCTTTACTACCTTATCAATATCAACTTGTTTTGGTTGAGGTTGTTCTACAGGTTGTTCCTGTTTTACTTCTACATTTTCTGTTGTTGTTGCTTCCACCTGTTCCGTTTTATTCTCGTCAGACATAATATACTCCTTTAGTTAGTATTTATTTAAGGAATATATAAAAAATTTCTATTCTTCAATCAAATTTTCCCATTCTGGGTCGTAGGGGATAAAGCTATGGCGGCATCTATAACCACCTCTATTGATAAATGGGTCAGTTCCAGACTTTCCTGCCCACCTAGTAGATGTCCATAAACTATTGGCTTCTTCTTCAGAAAACACTTTATTGAGGTTATTTCTACAAAATGGTCGTGTAGTCACAATATTCGTTCCTGTGTATTTATAATTAGTTATCCCTGCTTCTGCGGCTTTGTATTTTGTAAACTGTCCATCAAACTGCATCAAACTATCGTGTGCCATTTGACTTGCATATCTTCGCATATTATCGCCATAAATGTCAGCGGCATATTTAGACTGTAATGTTTCTTTGGCTACAGCTACTTGTGCCTTGATACTAGCATTATTGGAGTATCTATTTTTATCTATAAAATCTACGAGGCGATTGATTTCTGTTTCATCACTTCTCTGGTAAACGCCATTTATTTTGGCTCTAATATTTTTTACCATATCTCTAAAGTCCTTGCCTACAATAGCGGACTGATAAACCTCATTCGCTAATGTATCTAGGTAGGTGTTTGCAATATCTTCAAACCCACTAAAAGATAAAAACTTTAGTTGGTTAATGACTTCCAAATTAGGTTTCGTTAATGATTTAAACCTTGCAGGGATAGGTAGCGGTCTAATGAACTTCTGATATTCTTTTACAATCTCATCATAGTCACTGCGGATAATATCATCTACTTCTGATAGATAGTTTTCTTCAATTAATCTTTTAAGGTTCGGTCTAAGTTGAATGGCTAGTTGGGTGGTTAGTTTTTCACCACCTGCGGTTGACTTGGTTAAGTCAGCAATAATGTCATCTTCTAATTTTTTAAGTACGCCAATAACCCTTTGTTCGTGAGTATCAATTAATCTATTTAGGATATCCTGTTTAGCCATCCCATTTTGTATATAATGAAATGGCTATTTAGTAAATACAGGATTATTTACGCCTTAATCCGTAATCATTTTCAATTCTTTTTATTTGAATTTGATACTGCTTGATAAGTCTAGTTGCTTCATCATGTGACCAAGTTTTATAAAAAGTATTAAAATAATTTTCTTTAGTTAAAGTCTTTTGATGAGCCGCAATCCAATCTTTGCAGTTATTAATTTCGTCTAGGACTTCTTTTTTTTCAGCAGGTGCAAAACCTGTCCAATTATAGTTTTTCATTTTTTGTACTCCTGTTTTGTTAATCATTATAAATAAATTATATTTTTTTTATAATAATGCAACAGAAAGAGTAGTTATATTTTAAAACCTTTTTTCCAAGATTGCACTGCCCAATAAGCAGGGGATAGGTTTTTCTGTCCTTTGACTTTGGCTAATATGGGTCTAAATCTAGCCATAAAACTTCTTTGTCTAGCAGGGATATTTTTCTTTATAGATAGGTTAGGGTCGCCAAATCTTACAATCTGGACATTACCTGTAGATTTATTTTTTACATATACACCAAACTTCTTTGATTTGCTTGGGGTTCTGAATGGTTTATTTAATTTTACTTCTCTGCCTCTATATTTAGCCATTATCTTTTCTTTCTTTTTCTTTTTGCTTTTTTAGCGGTTGATAAGGCAATTGCAATAGCTTGTTTTCTAGATTTACCTGCTTTGAGTTCAGTTCGAATATTTTTACTTATTGAACTACTAGAATATCCTTTTATAAGAGGCATTATTTTCCAACATTTCTCATAGCTTTATTATGTGCTGATGAAAAAGTTGCACCATTTTTAATATATCTTGCCATAGCTTTCATATGCTTCAATGTATGATGCCTTGCGTGACTACGCATAGTTTTTTGTTGTCTTGGCTTTAAATCTTGAATGATATTTTTGATAGATGCAACTTTAACCATTATTTCTTTTGGCATTTTACTTTCCTTTCTTTTTCTTTTGTTTCTTTAGAATAGCTTTTTGTAGAGCCATTGGTAGTTTCTTTTGTTTCTTTGTTAGTGCCATTTTTAATCCTCTCTTGATAATGAGTAAAACATAATAGTTCTAACATACCATATCTATAATTAAAACCTATACAGGCAAATTTACCACAAAAACATTTCTTCTCACCATGTTGTTGATGTGTCCAATTATAGAACTCGGTAGTAGATACTGTTCTACCTTTTACTTTTTCTTTTTGCGTAAGTCTAAGTCGTGTTTGCGACTACCTCTTAGAAAGGAGTTTACTCTACCCATAGCCCATGCCGCCATAGGAACTCTACGACTACCTGCACCCAAAAACGCACCCTGTCCTCTACGATATACTTTTGCTAGTGTTCCATAAGTATATCTTTTAGATGCTTTTGCTTTTCTTTTAAGTGTAGCGACTGTACTAGCTGATAAAGGTTTTCTTCTTACTGCCATTATGCTTTAGTCCTAGCTTTGAGTAATGATAACGGGATGCGTTTACCTGCTCTATAAAGTGAGGCAACTCTCTTGATTAATGATGCTCGTCTTGCTCTTTTAGCACCTTTTAGTCCAGATAAATATTTCTTGGGTACTTTAGTTTTTTTGTCTTTTGGAACTCTACGCTTCTTCAATTTCTTCACCCTCTATTGTTGGTGTTGAGAATTGCCCAATATTAACTGCCTTTGCTTCTATCTCACTATCAATAGTATTAATCTTTTCATCATCATCTACTACGGCTCTGGCGATTTGTTTATCGACTTCTTTTAAGAAACTATCAGATTGTACACCACTAGCTTTTGCCATTTGTAGGAACTGTAAGTCGGATGCATAATCTCTAAGGTTAAAGCTATCTGGGTATATTATCTCACCATCAAAAGTTGTGCCTTGCCATTCAGCAAATAACTTCCAGATTTGTTCTTCAGCGTTTTGTAAATAATCTGCCTTCTCACTTAGTCTTGCGTTTAATAATTGAAACTCTGTTTGTAATGCTATGCCAGATTGTATTCTAGCTTCGGTGGCTCTAACTGCACCCATGTGTGTAATTCTATTAATAGATTCTACTTTCATATTGATGTTATTCATTATGCCATCTAATGACTGTGAAGATGGTTGAATAAGATAGGGTTTTAAGTTGCTGTCTAAATCTTCTGGCATTTCAATAATAGAACCTGCACCTGCACTAGCTTCTACATTAGGTGTCTTAACTAAACTTGGGTGGTTTGATAATCTGATTAGT